TAGCAACATCAAGCAACTCAGCTTCAGATGATGGCGGTACAATTTTAATTACTGGACTTAATGCTTCATTCAATCAAATTTCAGAAACAATAACAATTGGTGGTTCAGCATCTACAAATAGTTTTATAAGAGTTTTTTCTGCTCGTATGCTAACAGCAACAACAGGAGATGCAAATGTTGGAAACATAACCATAACAGTAGATTCAAAAACTGTAGCTTACATAGCAGTTGGCTATGGTTCTAATTTAAGTGCTATTTATACTGTTCCAGCAAACAAAAGAGCATGGATTATATCTGCATCTATTGGAATGAGTAAGCAAAAAGAATTAGAATCTAAAATTATGGCTAAAGGTATCAATAATGGAAATGTATGGAACGCAGTAGGTTATCAATCATCATTTAGTGTTCCAGTTTATAGGAAATTTGAAATACCTATTTTGATAGATCAAAAACATGATATAGAAATTCGTGCTAAAGCAGATGCCACTTGTGCAGTATCAGCTTCATTTAGTTTATACTTAGAGGATTATCATTAATGTGGTTTAATCTTTTAGGAATGGCATTTAAAACTGGTGCTGATATTTATAAAAATAGAACAGAATCAAGAAGACTAGAATCAGAAGCACAAAGATTGCATTATGAGCGTATGGCTCGTGGCGAAGTAGAGTATCAATCAAAAATTATAGACGCAAATAATAATGGGTGGAAAGATGAATTCGTATTAATCTTAGTTTCTGCACCGGTCATGTTATTAATTTGGTCGGTATTTTCAGATGACGCAGAAATAAAAAATAAGCTAGATACTTTTTTTAATTATTTCAATACTATGCCTCTATGGTATCAGGCCTTGTTTATAGGAGTAGTGAGTGCAATTTATGGACTTAAAGGTGCTGACATCTTCAAAAGAAAATAATTACATAAGAGTTACTGTTGTTATTTCTTATTTAATTTTAAAAGAAAATGAACACGATCATAGCGTAGTTTTAATTGATGATTGTTATCCTGAAATGATTAATACTCATAATTTAATAAACAATTTAAGGTCTAATGATAATTATAAAATAACAGCATTAGAGTACAATTATGAAAGTATCCCATTTCATGACACACACCCTTACTTAGCTAATACAGTTCATTAAATAGGCAAGATATAATACTTATTACCTTCATGATATTGACTTGTTTTAGATTGTGGCAACATATCTAATATTTGATTAATTGTTTTAAAAACTAATTTATCTCTAAAACAAAATACAATCCAATATTCTGTATATTTAGTATCGCACATAACCATTTCCCAAGCACAATATTTTTTAAGGTCTTTATGTTTTAATTTATTAGATGCTTTGATTTCAGCGTAGAGCTGTTTTTCTTTATTGTAGCAAAAATAGTCCGGTTGGGCTATCATAAGTCCTAACTTAGTCCAATGAGGTATAGGACTTTCAAATAAATTTTCATTTGAATTAAGAAGTAACTTTTTATAATTGTAACCTTTTTCTATGCAGTAATCTTCAAACCTTTTTTCTGCAAATTTAGGATCGTAATTTTTAACTCGTTCCATATATGATTCTTTATTTAATTTTCCCTGGTCAAATATCTTTTTTTCCATTTAATTTAATTCTAAGCGCATTGACAGCATTCTGCAAAAATTGTTTTTGTTTGGTAAGCATATCAACTTCTTCCAATAGGGATTGTATTGTTTCTTTTTGTTCATCAATAATTCTCTCAAGATCGCAACTGCCTCTATCATCTATCTTCCTAAATCTCTTTGCGTTGTTATCCATGTTATCAAATACTTCAAATATGACTGTAGATTTGCGTACTTTGATTTAGATTTACTATGTTTCTTTTCCGCTTCTACTAATCCGTTAATATGTTTTAAGTACCTCTCATCTGCAATCGCATAACACTTTGCTTCAGATAAGCTACAATTATATTTTTTCTTATATTCAAGAGTGAGTTGAGATTCTAGTATTTTTTTATGTTCTTCTAAAAGCCGTTCATAATAAGCATCTTCCGACTGTGCTTCTGATGCTTCATCTAATTCTTGTTTGATTTGATCTGCTGTCTTTAATTCAAAGTCAAAACTACTCATATGCCTTCCCTTCTTTTTTGTTATATTTTTTTTAGATTAACTCTCTATGTAAATAGGGTAAGCTAATCTAGATTCTTTGATTCGTTTCTTCACTTCTTTAATCTCCTCATCTATCTTTAGACAAGCTAGACTATAGTATGAATCCTTACAGAATTGATTGCTCCATTTATTCTGCAACGATTGAAGTTGAAACAAATCGTTCATCGTTGTCTTCATTTTTTTTTATCAACGCCTTTCTAAACTTGACAGAAGAAATAGTAACTTTGTCAAATTTGTCCGGATTGTTATGTTTCATAGCGTCTTCAATATCCTTATAAATAACTTCTACGTCAAACGTACCTTCATAAGTGTATATTTTCCTAATCGCCATAAACTTTTTATATATGAAAAATCTAATATTCGCAAGGTACACTAGGGCAAAAGTTACAACAAAAGAGGGAATTTTGTTACAAAGGAACAATGCCCTAGTGCGAGAAACCATTATTTTAAAAAGTTAATTTTGTAAATATCTTTTAACATCAGAATCATCTTATTAAGATTATCTTTTGTAGGTTCTAAGAACTTACCCTCAATACTACTTTTTATAATTGCCGTGCAAAATATTTGCTGTTCTTTAAGCAACTGTGGATTTGTTAATTCCTTTTCAAGTTTATTAGGATTAAAACTTGTAGGACTATTATCTTCCACTATATTTGCGTGATGATCCGGTTCATAATTAGACAAGTCATCATCAATTGGAATATCATCTGCATTTCCACTTTGATTAAAACTTTGAATTAACAAATTACCCGATTCTTGATCCTTCATCACATAATGATAAGCAACATCTTTGCCTTGTGGTTGCCATGTATTAAAGGTAATTGACACTTTTTCGCCTTCTTTGACAAAAGTCGGACAAAACTTGCCCTTAATAATATACAACTCATTTTCTATTTTTATTTTATGAGTTACTTTATCATCGTTTAGTTTATTATTATTTTTATCAACATAATTGTGATAAACTTTATCTATTACGCCTACTATTCTACCCATTAGACCTTCCTTTCAGTTAATTGATATAGTTTCAAACACGCAAGAAAACAATCTCGCATTGAGGAGTCTATATCGTACTCACACAATTTCATTTTACCTTTTTTAGGAAAATTAGCGATTACACCTTTTTTAATTTGTATCCCTAATTCTTCTTCAATCGCCATGGCATAACCGGCCACTTGTAATAAATATCCATGATAGATACCGGAAGATGTTTTCCAGTCATACATAATATAATTACCATCTTCATCTTTAAACAAAGCATCTGCTGTGCCGGTATAATTATATTTCATGGAAAATACTTTACGTTCCAGGGATACCATCGTTAAGTTTTTACAAGTTGCTTCATACCAATCCACAAATTGATTAAAGGCATTTAATTCTTCTTTAACATCTGTTTTAGGTTTGATTCCATATTCAATATAATTTTCTATATATTCATGGACTAGTGTTCCTATATCACCAGCTTTATCCCTAGTTTGGTTGGGTGCTTTTTGAATACTTTTGGCAATATCTTCTAATTGCTCTAAAGAATATTCTTCATTTGGCATAACTAATTCTAAGAATTTAAGTTTGCACATTTTTGCCGCCCAATTAGCCATAGCTGATTTGTTACCAATAATTCCAACTATTGATGTCATGTTAGCTACTTGTTTATTATCGCAATAGTATTTGTGTTCGCCTGGATCAAATTGTAACTGAATTTGACCATCGTACAGTTGATATGTCTTCATGTTTGTACCTCTCTTTTGTTATTGTTAAGTCTTGTGAAAAATAATCTATAGGTTTTTTTAAGATTAAGGACAAACGCCATAAATTATAAAAAGGAATAGCATTCGTACCTTTTTCATATTTTTGTATTTGTTGAAATGTTACACCTATAGCATTTGACAATTCTGTTTGAGTTAATCCATATTTTCTTAATGGATCACTATGAACAAAATTTATTCTTGCGTGCTTTAATCTTTTACCGATTAAAACTTTAGCTTCTGTTGGAGTTGTATATTGTTTCATATTTTATCCTTTATATTTATCTAGCCATTCAAGTAATTCTTTACCTTTGGTTTCATCTCGCCAAGTAAAACTTGTATTACAATCTTGGCATTGTCTAATACCGGCATCATTTACGTAAATCCATTTACTGTTACAATAAATGCAATTTATATTATCAGCACAATGTGCTTTATCTATTTTTGTTGAGTACACTATGACCTCTCCCTTCTAAGCAGTTAATAGTTATTAGTTGATATTGATCAGTTGCTTTAGGCGATAGCCATAACAGCTTAGGCCTAATTAACCAATTGTAACCTTTTTTAGTAGATTCAATTAAAAGATTAGTATGTTTTTTGGCTTGATATTCACAATGTTGAATATCGTTTGTTATTTCTACAGCTTTGCTTTCATGAAAAGTACCACTTCTACCGGAAGTATCTATGATAGGTTTGTAAGCACAAGCGTTAAGAATTATCGCAATTAGTATTATCGCTTTTTTCATTTTTCCCTCTTTGTTTTAGTTTATTCAATCTATGATATAAATCAATTTCATGTTTTGGTATCATAGGTTTTTTGTGTGCATACTCATGTTGAATTAAATCATTTTGAATAGTTTTAAACACATAATTTAGTTCTTCTTTTGATAATCGCAACACAAACATTTTTTTATATATCCATTATAATCATTGACTATAATGTCCCTCGCTATTTTAATTGTTGGTGCAAACCTAAATGATTGCAACCTACTAGTGTCAATTATCATATTTAAAAATTCAGATAATTCTTTTTTATCCATTTTTGTAATTTTCTGCCTATCTACATCTAGTACCCACATTAGTTCCTCCCTATTTTTGAGTAAGTTGATTCTATTTTTTTATATATTTCTTTACAAAATTGTTGCCACTTATCAGTTTCAATATGTTCACAAAGTTCACTAAGTTGTTTTCTCACACTTTCCTCAGCCTCTTTTTCTGCCTCTAAAGAAAATAGTTTATCTTGCATTTTAGAAAACGCTCTAATGAAATGAATCAAATGCATATCAAGTATTTTAAAACTCGTTTTATGCGTTTCTGACCAATAAGTTAGTCCTTCATCTAACATATCGCTAGGCACTGCTCGTTCCTCAATCAACGATTGTATTTTTAGTAGTTTTTTTATTTGCATATTATTCCTCCCATTTAAAAATTATTGCTAATATACTATACAAAGTAAGTATTATTATTATTCCAGCACAAAAGACAAATGTTCCCATATTAATATTCCTCCGCTTTCATTATGGTTAAAACTCTCGTAGTGATTTCTGCATTACTTGGGTCTTCCGAGCCATGTTTCATGCTGTTGTCATAATAATCAATTTTCCAAAAAAATTTTATATTATTTACATGAAATGAACCCATGTCATGCTCTTGAAAGGGATCGTTATTTTCATTGAAATCATAATCAATTTCAAAATCCCTAACTTGTTTTAGAACAGCTTGTCTAAACGGCAAAGCGTAAACTCCGCTTGTTAAAATAATTCTATTGTTGCCGTCAGTTTGATTGATATTTCCATCGCCGATGGATTTTCTTAAAGCATCATTAAGCGATGCTATTGTTTTGTTGTCGTTCATGTTTTCCCTCTAGTTTGTTTTTTATTTTTAGTAATTTGGTAGGATAGTCTATCGTAGAATTAGTAAAAGTTTTTTTTGGATAATGTATTAATTGTTTTTCAATTAAATCAATTAACATATCTTTTTCAACTTTTGTTAGTACCATAACTCCCTACTATTACTGTTACTAGTAACTGTTTACTGTTTAATTAATAAATATTTAATCTAAACTGTTTACAGTTACAGTAACAGTATTGGGTGATTTGTAAAAATAGACAACAAAAAAAATGCAAAATTATATAAAAAAAATATGTTTAAATACAACAACTTACCTATATAAAAAAACAGTGGGTAAGTTTGCCTTCCAACTTACCCACGTTACTAACTTATTAAGGAATATATTATGCCTCTAAAACGTGGATATTCAAAAAAAACAATTAGCAAAAATATAAAAACTGAGATAAAAAGTGGTAAACCAAAAAAACAAGCTGTAGCAATTGCATTATCTGTTGCTAGAAAAGCGAGGGCAAAACGATCAAAAAGAAAAAAAAGATAACTTCAATTAAGCATCAAAAGTTTGTAGCAAGTCATCCGTGCATTATTTGTTCTAGTCCTATGGTTCAATGTTGTCATATCCGTAGTATTCCTAATTATGGAAACATAGGAATGTCAGTTAGAAATGATATGTTTTGTTTACCAATGTGCATTTTTCATCATCAACAACAACATGAAATTGGTGAGTTTTTTTTCTATAAAAAGTATGGTAAGAATCCTATACTGATTGCTGAACACTTTGCTAAATTAAGTCCGTGCAAAAAAATTCAGAATGAGGTGGAAGGATTTTATGACGAACATAGAAACTATTTTAAATACGACGAAGATTATACTTTGCAATAAAAAATTATACGACAAATTAGATTTCTTTAAAGTACCGCATAAAAAAATATCTTACAAAATAATTAAAGACATAACAAAATTATCTTATGAAGAAATAGGAAAGCATTTTAATAAAAGCTGGTTTGCTATTTATCAATCATGCAAAAATGTTAATGATTCGTACGCAGATTTTTACGATAAGATTCTTAAGGAAGTTAAAAAGCGTATTTAATGCTAAAAAATATATCAAAGCCGAAATTAAAAAAACTACAAGACGCAATACAAACAAAGCAAACCGAAGTAGAGATAATGCAGAAAAAACTAAGTAAAGATAGATTTTCTGAGTATTTAAGAAAAAAATTGTTGGAATCATAGACAAATCAGTATAACTATAACGAATACAAAATCAAACAAGTAATAGGCGAGATTTCTTTTTATTAGTTTTTTTTTCTCGCCTATTATTTAACAGATAATATTATGGGTTTAACAACAAGCACTAGTTTAAGCGAATTATATACAAAAAGATTTGCAAAAGGCCGATATAAAAATATGGGCAAAGGTAAATCTTACACAAAGAAAAAACGTAAAAAAAAATAAATGCCTCAACCACCACGACAAATTGTTCTTGGTCATAGGAAAATAAAAATACATAGGTGGACTGCGCAAACTGCGACAAGACATAACGCCTATGGAGAGTTTGAATCTTCTAAAGATAAAATATCAATTAATAGAACATTAAAACCAAAAGTAATGGCTAATACTTTATTGCATGAAATAATGCATCTTATTGCTGACCATTATCACTGGGAAATACCACTTAAAGATGAAGAACGGATATGCGAAACTACAGGAAATGCTTTAAGTGATCTTTTTTCGCAAAACCCTAAACTACTTGATTTTTTATATAATTCATTTATTGAATAGACATGAAGGTAGAAATAATTGAAATTGGTAAATTAGTACCATACGAAAACAATCCTAGAAAAAATCTAAACGTAGATAAAGTTGCAAAGTCTATTCAGGAATTTGGTTTTCAACAACCAATAGTAACTGACAAGGATATGAAAATTTTAGTCGGTCACACAAGATATTTTGCAAGTAAAAAATTAAACCTAGATAAGGTCCCAGTAGTGATAGCTGACCTGGATTCAAGCAAAGCAAAAGCATATCGTATAGCTGACAATAGAGTTGCACAAGATAGTTCATGGGATTTACCTAAATTAAATTTAGAAATAGCTTCTTTAAAAGAAGATAATTTTAATATTGATATTTTGGGTTTTGAAGATTTGGAATTAGACAAATTTGCCGGTAGAGCAGATCCAGTTTTTGAAGCATCTAATGAAGTTGTAGAAAATATAAATTATCAAGAATTAGATGCACCAATTTCAGGCGTTAGAATGATACAATTATTTTTAGATCAACAAACAGAACCAAAATTTAAACAAATGGTTGATTTTTTTAAGAAGGAATATAATACAGAAAATTTAACCGACACAGTATATTCAATAGTAGAAAATGCATATAATAAACGTCAAACCAATTCTAACTGACGAAGAAATTAAAAATTTAGAGGGAAAATATTTAGATGATTCTCACATTAAACATTTAATAAATAAAGATACAATTGTTTACAATGAGAATGGTGAGCCCATTTTAGTCCTAATAAAAAACTGCGTACCAAGTAATATTGCTAAAGATGCATATTATTCTTTAAGGAAAGCCGCATCTAAAACAAATAATAGAGGAGTTGCCGCCGGTGAATTGCCAAAAGATTTAAAAGTTGGAGATAAATGGGAGGGTTTTACTGTTGGTAAAATCGCAAATGGAAGAGCATATCGTTTAAAAAAAGATGGAACAATTTCTAATAGCCCAGTAGCTAAAGCAGTTGAATCAGGAATTATAGGTTATGCAGATAGATATCCTAGAATACCTTATTGCCGAACCACTGCATTCACTGAAAAAAATTTTGATGAATACAAAAAATCAGTTCCATACATTCAATTAATTTCTAAACTTTTTCAAAAGTATTTACCGGAGCGTTACAATAATCAATTAGCTAAATACAATGAAACTCACGAAGATTTTAAAATAAAAAATACAGTATTTACCACAGTAACCGTAAATAGAAATTTTAGAACTGCCGCACACTATGATGCCGGTGATTTGCCTGAAGGTTTTGGTAATTTAGGAGTTTTATCTACAGGAAAATACAAAGGTGGATATACTGTTATTCCCAGGTATGGTGTAGCAGTAGATGTGCAAAATTGTGATCTAGCTTTGTTTGATGTACATGAATTACACGGTAATACCGAATTAATATCTAGCGAACCATTTGAAAGAATATCAGTTGTTGCTTATTTTAGAAAAAAAATGGTAAATTGCGGTAGTGCAAAAGAGGAATTAGAATTAGCTAAAAGTAAATTATAATGTGCGGTGTTGTCGGTGCATATTCAAAAAACGGAGTTAAAATTAATAAATTTAAAGAATTATTGAAACAAGCTAGGATTAGAGGTTTGCACGCCTGTGGTATTGCTTATATTAATAACAATAAATTAGTAAGTAAAATTATCACAAATTCAATAGATGAATTAGAATTAAATAATATTAATACAAATTATATAATAGGACATACTAGATATAGCACATCAAATTTAAAATTTAATCAACCAATTTATGATAAAAATTTAGCAATAGTTCACAATGGTGTGATAAGTCAAATCAATCCAAAAGAATGGAAAAATATATATAAATATAATTTTACAACAGAGAATGATAGTGAAATACTTTTAAGGGATATACAAAATAATAAACACCCATTAAATAGAAAAGGATCTATCGCAAGCATCGTTTTAGCAATCAATAAAAATATAGAATTTTATTTTTTTAGAAATGAAACTAGACCATTATACTATAGTTTTGATGAAGATTTATATATTGCTAGTACCAAAGATATTTTGGAAAGATCAAATATTAAAAATATTATTAAAACAAAAAGTTGTATTGAATATAAATTAGTAAACGAAAAAATACAAACCAACACAATAAGAAAATGCGAAGGAGATTTACAATGATTGATTTATCTAAATGTACTTGGGGTTATGAAATTGAATGGGGTGATATAAATAGAAATATTAAAATTCCTGAAGAATTAGGTTCATGGGAATATGCTGAAACAGATATTATAAATATAAATGAACCATATAAATATATAGCTTGCGATCCTTTAGGTTTAGAACCAAAATTTGGTGGCGAGATAAATACTAAACCAACTAAAAGTTGGAATCAACAAATAACAAATATTTTTAAATTACATGATATTTTTTTAAAAGAGGGAAACAAACCTACGGCGGGTTGTGTAAATCATGGTCATTTACATGTTCATATCCCAGGACTTAAAGATAATATTGAATGTTTAAAAAAATTAATAAAATATATTAAACAATATCAAAAATTAATTGTAGATGTTTGTTATCAATATTACGATTATCCCAATATAAAAAAACACAAAGGAAAAATGTATTTGAAATATGATGGCGGCAGATTAATGCCTGATTATATGTGTGATAATATTATTAATCTAGCAACTGATTTTGATAGCTTTATAAAACTACATTGTGCAGGAAAAGATGGTATTTCAATGGGCAGACCATTTAGGTATGCAATTAATACTTATTGTTTAAAACATACTAATACTATTGAATTTAGATGTTTTAGATCAACTATTAAAAAAGAAGAAATTATTGATCAATTTAAATTTGTAGAAAAATTTTTAGAATGTGCATTTTTTACTAATCAACCAATACATGAAATATTCCAAGCAAATGATTATAAATTTCCTAAATTTTATTTTGACGAAAAAGAATTTAGTGGTTGGATTAAAACTAAATATCCTAAAGAACGAGGAACAAAAAAAAGACAATTTTATGAAGCTAATTAAATGTTCAGAAATTTTATTTAAACAACATGTAACAGATAATAAAGCAGATAAATTTGCAAAAACATTTATAGCAAAAGCTAATTTACAATCACAATGGGATAATTGTTATGGCCTATTTGAAAATGATCTACTAGGTGCTATGATTGTTACTTTTAGCAAAAGAGAACCAAAAACAGCTAATTTACAATTACTTCACACATTTGCAAAACATAGAGGAAAAAAAATTGGTTCATATCTTATGAATTATTCTTTACATCTTTCAATTCAAAACAAATGTAAATATTACAGAGTTTCAGCAGAACCTGAAGCAATTAATTTTTATAAAAAAATAGGATTGCGTATGCTTGGTGAACAAAAATCAAAATGTCAATTAAGTATGTTTAAAATTGTAGATGAAAATTTTTTTAATGGTAATTATGATTTAAACGATAGTCATATTAAAAAAGCCATTTATAAAAAAGGTAAGGGCGGTTGCGTTAAAATTTTTAAATAATGGACTTTAGAAAAGCAGAAAATAGGAGAGAGGGTTTTATTCAATGGTATGCTTGGTCCTTACAAAACAAAGATTGTGATCCAGCTATTTGGTTATTGAATTATTTGTTTAATAGATTTGAACACAATATAGAGCAAAAATATTGGATAGCTTGGTTATACGGCACAACTTATTATTTACCCACAGCTTGGATTATATGGAATGAATTTCCTGACTTTGAATTAGTTGATATTGAGAGATTAACTGAATGGAATAATGTTAATTATAAAAGATTACGTTATCAAACAGATACTAAATATAATAAAGGTTTTTTACCACAACAATTTGTTAGCTATAAACATTGGGTGTTGCACAATAACAACAACGGCACACAAAAACATAGATTTGACGAACTAACAAAACATAATGCTTTTCTCAATGTATGGAACTCAATAACTAAAAACCTATACAAATTCGGTAGATATTCTACATGGTTTTATATGCAAACTCTACATGAATGTGTTGGAGTTAATTTATTCCCGGATAACCTTAAATTAGATGATTATAGCGGTAGCCGTTCACATAGAAATGGTCTTTTGTTTGCTTTAGGTATGGACAATTACATTGATAAAAAATTATCTAAACAAATAACACAAGGCCTGGAGTATGAAGCCAAGCAAATACAGTTAGAGGTCAAAGAGAGATTTAAAGTATCTACTAATCCATATACCATGGAAACTTGTTTATGTTCTTTTAAAAAAATATTCAGAAGATCAAAGGGCAGATACTTAGGTTATTACTTAGATAGACAAGCAGAAGAAATTAAAAAAGTAGAACAAGACAATTGGAACGGTATAGATTGGCAAGTATTTTGGGACGGCAGAAATGAAACATTACACCCTGTACTTGCAAACAGTTATGAAATACAACCAATATTATATAATCAATTCCTAGACACAGGCAACTTTATGAGGGCAATATGAAATGTGTAGCTATAGGCGGTGAACCGGCGACAGGCAAAACAACTTTAATGCAGATAATCTATTCTAAACTTACATGGGTAGATTTTAAAATGGGACTTTTGCGAGGACACTACAACAAAGAAAAAAACCTAGCTTTACTTGGAATATATAACATAGAAGGAACCTTTGTAGGAACAGATAAGCTATCTATGGCAGTGAATAATCATTTTATTTTATTTGCTAAGGAACAAACAAAGAACATATTATTTGAAGGCGATAGATTATTTACATTGAATAATATTAATTATTTAAAAGATAAATACGATACAGATGTGTATATTTTGCAACAATCAAAAGAAATATTGCACCAAAGACATCTAAACAGAAATGACAATCAATCAGAACAATTCCTAAAGGGTAGAAAAACAAAGATAAATAATATAATGAATAATGTAGCAGATATAAAATTTGCACAATTATTTAATATTAATGATAGCGAAAAATTAGCAAATCATATATTAAATAGTTTTTAACACCTTACGCAAGGGAAAATGTGGTAATGAAAAAAGTCGGAAGACCAAGAATAGAACTAGATAGAGAGCAAATATTTCAATTAGCTAGATTACATTGTACAATCAAAGAGATAGCTGACTTCTTTAAGGTAGATAGAGATACAATAGCAGATAATTATTCCGCAGAAATTAAGAAAGGTAGAGCGGACGGAAGAATAAGATTACGTAAGAAACAATTTGACTTAGCTATGCAAGGAAATGTTACGATGTGTATATGGCTTGGTAAGCAAATATTAGAACAAAATGAAAACAATTTAGACGAAGATAATCTACCACAACCTTTGATAATACAAGAAGATGACAACAAAACTTTTATTGTGTAATAAATACTAATGGCAAAATACAAAGGCAGAACAGTTAAATTAAACAAGCCAATGAAAGGCGATGTTAAGAAATTCAAAGTGTTTGTTAAAAATAAGAAAACCGGCAGAGTACAAAAGGTAAACTTTGGTAGCAAAACAATGTCTATTAAGAAACATATACCAGCTAGGAAACGATCATTTATGGCAAGATTTAGACCTATACTTGCAAATGTTAAAGGTCAGAAGAATTTATCCCCAGCTTATTGGGCAGTTAAATCTTGGCGTAAAGGTTTCAAAGCATGATTAAGTTTTTTTTATTTATGCATATAATGATAGCTGATCCAAACGCAAATATTCCCAAGGTCTATGACTTTTGGTTTGAAGATCATGAACTAAGATATTTTGCGACAGAAAAGGATTGCAAAAAAAAGGGTAATGAAATATTACAATGGGCAAGGCAATCAATGGAAGACAAAAATCTAAAAGTCATAGATACCTGGTTTGAATGTGTCGCTATTAACAAAGGTCAAAAGATATAGTGTACACTCCCAACATTAACTTATACGATCTATATTTAAAACAAGCTAAGTTATTACATCAAAACCCAAGCAAGTGGAGAGGCACAACACTAACTCATTACATAGAAGATATTAATGCACTAATCAAAGATAAGCATTTAAAAACTATTTTAGATTATGGGTGCGGTAAAGCAAAGTTCCACCCCAAAGAATGGAATGCTGATAAATATGATCCAGCAGTACCGGAGTATTCAGAAAAACCTACAGGAAGATACGATCTAGTTATTTGTACTGATGTATTAGAACATATACCACAAAATCATTTAGACGAAGTTATTGAAGATATATTTAACTATTCAGATCAATGGGTATTTATTTCTGTATGTTGTCGTAAAGCAAAAGAAATATTACCAAATGGCTATAACGCTCATGCAACTATTGAATCAACAAAATGGTGGAAGGATAAATTTTCCAAATATACTGATTATACTCTAAAATTCTCACAATGATTTTTCAACCAGTTGAGTACATGAACAATAAAAAACTTTTATTGATAGGTAACGCTGTTGTTACAAAAGAGCCTGACTATACAAAATTTGATTGTATTATTAGAATGAATTTAGGAGTTCAAACAAGTCCTATTGATGTATGGATAGATAATCTAGTTAATCAAGCACATGATAGTTTAGGACATATTCCTGACATAAAAAACATAATTAGACTAAACGCTGAAAAAGATGGCAAAAGATTAGAACGAATGCCTAAGCAATTAAAACCTTATACCTGGTTATGGAATACAGAAGAATTTAGTATCATGTGTAAAGAGTTAAATTACTTTAGACCAACAACAGGATTAATTTCTATTTATTGGATACTAAATAATATTAAATTCAAATCATTTACGATTACCGGCTATGATTTTTTTCAAACACCTAATCGTTATACTAATGAAATACACAGCACGTCCAAAACTTATGTTTATCCTAGCCACGATATAATGAAAGATAGATACTGGATATTAAAGTGGTGGAATGAGGGTAAATATGAAATTATCTAAACCACAAAAAGAAGTCTTTGATGACACCTCAAGATTTAGAGTGTTAATCACAGGAAGAAGATTCGGCAAAACCTATTTATGTATGCTTGAGTTATTAAAGTTTGCAAGTCGTAATCCCAACGGCAAAATATTTTATGTTAGTCCTACTTACAGAATGTCAAAAGAAATCATGTGGAAAGCATTAAAAAAAATAACGCAAGATTTGAATTGGACGAAATACACTAATGAAAGTGAATTAACATTAATTGTAAGAAACAATTGTCAGATAAGTTTAAAGGGAGCAGATAAAAGTCCTGATAATCTACGAGGTGTTGGATTAAACTTTTTATGTTTAGATGAGTTTGCTGATATTCCACAAGAGGCCTGGACAGAAGTATTAAGACCAACTGTATCTGACAAGTATGCCAATGGTCATGTATTGTTTACCGGTACTCCTAGAGGTTTTGGTAATTGGTCATATGAGATGTTTCAAAAGGGTAAACAAAACGATAAGGAATGGAAATCTTGGAAATTTACTACACTTGAAGGTGGTCAAGTAGAGAAATACGAAATTGAACAAGCTAAAAAAGATTTAGATTCCAGGTCATTTAGGCAAGAGTATATGGCTTCATTTGAAACCTATGCTGGTGTTGTTTATTATAACTTTGACAGGCAAAAAAATGTTCAACCAGTTAAATATGATCCTGATTCTATTATTCATGTGGGGCTAGACTTTAACATAAATCCGATGAGTGCTTGTTTGTGTCATATTAAAAATGACGTTGTTAGCTTCTTTGATGAAATTGTTATTTATTCTAGCAATACCGAAGAATTTATACAGGAATTAATAAGTAGATATCCTAAAAATAGAATTATTGTGTATCCTGATCCAGCCGCAAGGCAACGCAAAACTAGTGCCGGTGGAAAAACAGATTTAACTATCTTGCAAAATGCCGGATTAGCTGTTAAATGTAAAGCAACTCATGCTCTCATAAGAGATAGGATTAATTCTGTGAATAGTAGATTGTGTAACAACAATGACAAAAGATTTATTTTTATTGATCCGTCTTGTAAAAACCTTATTAATAGTTTAATGAAACAAACATACAAAGAAGGTACAAACCAACCGGAGAAAACAGGGTACGATCACATGACAGATGCTATGGGTTATTTAATAGAATACTTATTCCCTATCTCTAGTAATTTACCACCGAAACAACCAATGAGATTTAGTTAATGGCTTATTCAAGACAAGAAATTTTAAGACAACATGAACACTATTCTGCTTACGCAAACAGATGGCAATATTATATTAGATCTTTTTTAGGCGGTGAAGAATATAAAGAAGGAAGATACTTACAGGAATACAATTTAGAATTAGAAAATGAATTTGAAAAAAGAATATCATTCACACCATTAGACAATCATTGTAGAAATGTTGTTCACATTTACTCATCATTTTTATTTAGAGTACCACCAGTTAGAGAATTAGGAAGTTTAGAACAAGATCAAACTGTTCCAATGTTTTTAGATGACGCTGATTTAGAAGGCCGTTCATACGAAGCATTATTAAGAGAATTACAAACCTACGCTTCTGTTTATGGACATTGTTGGATTATATTGGACAAACCTAATTCTAATGCAAGAACAAGAGCAGAAGAATTACAACAAGAAATTAGACCATACGTAAATATCTACACTCCTGAAAATGTAGTTGATTGGAATTACTCCAGGGCAGTATCAGGAAAATATTATTTAGATTATTTAAAAGTTAGAGAGTTTACTTCATCTGAAAAAGAAATTTATAGAATATGGAAATTAGATACTATTGATACAGTTGAATTAAAAAAAGTAGGAGCAAAAGAACCAACAGTAATTGATAGTGTACCTAACCCTATTAATTCTATTCCGGCAGTTATTTTATTCAATCAAAGATCGCCAATGAGAGCAATTGGTATTTCTGATTTAACCGACATAGCTGATTTGCAAAGAGCAATTTATAATGAGTTGTCCGAGATTGAACAATTAATCAGATTATCTAACCACCCTAGCTTAGTTAAGACTAGAGATGTTGATGCTTCTGCTGGTGCTGGTGCGATTATAGAGATGCCTGATAATGTTGACCCTGCGCTGAAACCATACATCTTGCAACCTTCAGGACAAAATTTGGATAGTGTATTAAAAACTATTCAAACTAAGATTGACGCAATCAACAGACTATCTCATGTCGGTGCAGTAAGAAGCACTAGTGAGAGGGTTGTGAGTGGAGTAGCATTACGAACTGAATTCCAGTTACTCAATGCTAGATTATCTGAGAAAGCAAATTTAATGCAATTAGCTGAAGAACAAATTTGGCGATTATACGCATTATGGCAAGACAAAGTATTTGATGGCAAAATTATGTATCCGGAAAGTTTTGATCTTAGAGATTGGGCTACTGATTTAGAAGTTTTACAACAAGCTAAAGCATCTAATATTAAATCAGATACATTCATAAAAGAATTAGATAAACAAATTGCAAGAACAGTTATTGAAGATGATGAAACATTATCTCAAATTGACGAAGAAATAGATCAATCAACTACAAGACTTGGAGAATTCCCTCAAACACCGATAGAGACTCCAACAGTTTAATATGGCCGAAGACTTACTGGAGAAGTTAGGAGAGTATAGACAAAACAAAATAACAGATTTGTCTGATACGCAAGTTGAACGATTACAAAAATCATTACAAGAATTAGAAAACTTAGTTATCAAAGAAGCTAGTAAAATTGATCCAACAAGAGGTAGTTTAAAATTAAGAACTACTGTTGCTTTACAAATACGTCCTAAACTTAAACAATACATTGAACAAACATATTTAGTTGCCGTTCAAACTAACATAGCTGAATATGATAAAGCGGCAAGTTGGTTAACAGCAACATTTAAAGAATATCCTATACCTAATGAGTTTAAACAAATTACTGAATTAGATTTAACAACAATCCAACAATTAAAACGTGGTGCATACTTACCCTTTGAAGACTTAGGTAGTGAATTTGTTAATGAATTATCTCAAGAGGTTTATAACAGTACATTAACCGGTAAACCAACTGAACAAATGATTGCAGATTTAAGAGGTAAGATTAATGGAGTATATCAATCTACTGACAATGAAGAAGCACAAGAGTTAGTAGATTTTATTGCTAATAATCCTGACAAAACAGAACAAATTAAAACAGCAACAGAACGATTACAAACTATTTATGGTAGAGATAGATTAGGTAATAACTTTAGAAGATATGCTACACAATTAGTGCAAGATTCTTTAATGGGTTTTGATGGTCAATTTGCAAAGTATAGATCAGACGAATTAGGATTAACTCATTACAAATATACAGGAACTACAGTAAGGGATAGTAGAGATTTTTGTAGAAGAAATGTAAATAAAGTTTTATCCGAAGAAGAAATTAGAGATATTTGGACATCGCAAACTTGGCAAGGTAAAGCACAAGGCGATCCATTTGTTGTTAGAGGTGGTTATAATTGCCGTCATCACTGGCAACCAACAAATCCTGATTGGCTAGATTCCGAAGGGAATTACAATCTTGATTGACAAATAAGGCAATAAAACATAGGAGTAAACATGGACGAGAAAAATAACTCGGTAGAGCAAACACAAGCTACTGAAAATAATGTGGACAACCAAGATGTTTCTAAGGAAGCAAGTGCGGTTTCTAAATCTTTTACTGAAAAAGAAGTAGAGGATATTGTTAAAAGACGTTTAGAGAGAGAGCGAAAAACTATCTCAAAAAAACTAGACGGAATTGACATTGAAGAAGCCAAACAACTCCTGGAAGAAAAGAAACAAAAGGAACAAGAACTTGCTTTACAACGAGGTGAGTTTGAAAAAGTAATGAAAGATACTGTATCTAAAAAAGATCAGGAAATTTCTAAGTTGGTTTCAGAATTACAAAAGATCAGAATTGACGAACAATTAGTTAATACTGCATCTGTAATGAAAGCAATTAATCCTAATGAAGTTAAATCTTTATTAAGAGATAAGCTGAAATTAAATGATTCTGGAAGTGTTGAGGTCGTTTCTGATAACGGAACACCGAGATACAATGAAAAAGGCGATCCAATGACTGTTCAAGATTTGGTAGCTGAGTATCTAAATAACAATCCTCATCATTTGAGTGCTACACCTAAAGGTAGTGGTAGTCAGAGTGGGATTGGTGGCGATACACCAAAGGCCATGAAATTATCAGATTTGGATATGAGTAATCCGGAGCATAGAAAAGTTTATGCAGAATTACGAAAACAAAGAGATCAAGGTGGAATATTAAAACCAAACTTAACAATTGGCTAACAAAAGGAGATAAACAATGGCTAATGAAACAACCAGTTCCACTCTATCGGAACTATATACTGAGATCATTCAAGAAGCGATTTTCACGTTTCAAGAAACTTCAGTAATGAGACCACTAGTAACAACTTACAATATTAGTGGACAAGGAAAACAAATAGCTGTTCCAGTATATCCAGCAATTTCTGCATCTGCAGTAGCTGAAGGAACAGATCTATCAAACACTGCTGTTAATCCAACTGAAGTGACTATTACTGCATCTGAAATTGGAGTGATGACGTCATTAACAGACCTTGGACGGGACAGTGCGGCAAGAAACGTAACTGCTGACATCGGAAAATTATTCGGTGATGCTTTGGCTGACAAAGTAGATACTGATGTTGCAGGATTGTTTAGTTCATTTTCAACCGACATTGGTGCGGCTTCAACTGAACTAACACCTGAATTAATTTTCAAAGCAGTTGCTACTCTAAGAGCAAACAATGTACCGGGACCATACTACGGTGTGTTCCACCCTAAAGCGGCATTCAACTTGAAAAAAGTTTTAACAAATGCTGGTTACACAACTTCTTCTTCTTCTATTTCTGATTTAGGAAATGAAGCATTGAGAAGTGGGTTCATTGCTAACGTAGCTGGAGTTAATATTTTTGAAAACTCTAACATAACAATTGACCAATATGATGATTCAATCGGTGCGGTATTCCACCCGATTTCATTAGGTCTTGCTATGAAAGCTGACTTCAAAATTGAAACTCAAAGAGATGCTTCTTTAAGAGCGACAGAAATAGTTGCAACTATGACTAAAGGTCAAGGTGTAGTTAAATCTGATTACGGAGTTGCTATCACTACTGATGCGGCTTTATAATTAAGCTAGTAATAGTGGGGCTTGCAAAAGCCCCACTGTTCATTTAAAAGGATATTATGGCTAATTTTTCAACTGATTCTGATTTAACATTTTATCAACCTGATATATTAAATTTTGGTATAGCAAACTTTACCTCTCCAAACGATTACCACGCACAAGCTAGAGAAGACATTGAACGAGATTTAAGAATTAAATGGTTTCCAGTTTATCAAAGAAACATTGAAGAAGATATTTCTGTTTTAGAAACAATTGAAATGGACGGCACTAAACTAACTGACGCACAATGGAAAAGATGTTCAGTTTATAAAGTAATAGCCGATTATGTTTGTCCTTTACTTACAAAATTTAATAGTGCAGATAACTTAGATAGATTCCAGGTTATGATGAATCATTATAGAACATTATACGAAAAAGAATTTACTGATGTTTTAAGAGATGGTGTTGAATATGATGATGATAATTCAGGCACAATAACAAGTTCAGAAAAAGAAGCATATCATAGATTACGATTGGTTAGATGAAGATAACTCCTAAGGTTGATGATAAAAGACTTCAAAGAAAATTAAATCAACAACTCAGAGAACAACCTAGACAAATTCAAAAAGTATTAGGAAGAACTGCTGAATTTCTTATGGGTTTAATTAAACAAAGAACTCAAAGAGGTAAGAACGCAGATGGTATAGCTTTTGCACCATACAAACCTGAATACAAAGCATTTAGACGTGAAAAAGGAAGACAAGTTAATTTTCCTGACCTAAACTTCTCAGGCCAAATGTTATCTAACATGACACAAAAGAATAGTCCTACACAAGCTATCATATTCTTTGCTAATAAATTTCAAGCTATAAAAGCAGTGGGTAATCAAAAGAAAAGAAAATTCTTTGCTATTGGCGATAGAGAAACGACTACTCTAATAAACTTCTTTGCAAAAGAATTTAAAAAAGTTAATAAACTGATATGAGTAAAAGAGAGAATATAGCCAACAATATTATAACTGTACTAGATGCAGTAACTTCACCTATTGAATTAAAAAAGATTACTAGAGAACCTTTTTCTGTAGATGAATTATCTGAACAACAATACCCAGCAATCTTTGTTCAATCAGGTAATGAATTAAGAACTGATGAAACAATGACATCTACTACTGTAACAAGACAAGCAAGTGCTGATTTTATTATTGTAGGATTTGTAAAAGGCGGAACAAATATTGATACTAAACGTAATGAACTTATCTCTACCATTGAAACTGCACTAGAATCTGATAGAAGCAGAGGTGGGTACGCAAAGAGAACTGAAATTGTAGAAGTTTCTACAGATGAAGGTACTTTGTTTCCTATAGGTGGTATCAGGGTTGTTGTACGAGTTATGTATCAATATACTGCTGGAACACCATAAACAACTAACAAGGAGAACAAAATGGCAACTCACACAGGTAGTGAAGGAACGATCAAGATTGGCTCAGATACTTTGGGCGAATTAAGATCATTCTCACTAGAATCAACTGCTGAAACTATTGAAGATACTTCAATGGGTGATGCAAATAGAACATACAAAGTAGGGCTTAAAGCATTTACTGGTACTGCTTCTATTTTTTTTGACGAAACTGACACAGCACAAGGAAACTTAGATGCTGGTGCAGAAATAACTTTGAACGTATATCCTGAAGGTGCTTCAAGTGGTGATACTTACTACGCAGGTAGTGCAATCGTTACAGGAAGAACAATCAATTCATCTTTTGATGGAATGGTTGAAATGGAAATTTCGTTTCAAGGTAACGGTGCATTAACTGAAAGCACAGTTTAATTTATAAGGAGAAGGTAGAACATGAGTGTAATAGATAGAGTTAAAGAACATTTTGAATCACAAGGGGTTAAAACAATTAATGTTGCCGAGTGGGGCGAGG